CGCTGGGTCGACACGAGAAGCCATCTCGCTGGAAGGAAATTCCCGTCCTTGACTGGGCCCCTGAGGAACGATACGCACCTCTCGGCGAAGACCCCATTCCAACGGGATCGAACGCGCTTTCTGGGATTGGGTTTTCCACCAATCACCGTCATCAAGCGCGCGTATCCCGCGAGCGTAACAGGAGTCGCGACCCCCAGCAAGTCGTCCCCGACGACCACTACTGGTGGAGGCGAGTCCACGCTCCAATGCGGGTCTTCCGCTGCGGCGATTTCCCACAGAGCCAAATTGGCCATACATAGTATGGGCCATGCCAAAGGGGAGCCCATTAGGGCACCCCGGCTCGATGTCCGACGGACACCGTTTGGCCATGTGAGATCTCGCGGCCCGAGAAGGCGCCTACCGGCGAGGCGGAGAACCCCGTCCTCGGATTCCCCACCCCCGTCACAGAACCCCTCCCAGAGGGCCAAAATGGCCCACTGAGAAAGGGTATCCGTAGCGGCGGTGAGGTCCTCGGACAGGACATCCGCCCCGCCTGCCACTCCACGGCGGAACGGTCCCGTGACAGACTCCTCTGAGATCGGGTTGGCGGCAGTGCCTGTGATCCTTAGATCACGGGCTGAGACCGTGTCCATCCAACACCTGAGGAGGAGACCCGCTTGGATCTCCACTTCAGGGTGGACAGACACAACTCGTGCCTTCCAACCCGGCTCAGAGAGGGCTGCCACGCGGGCGGGAACAGCACCAGTCTTCGCGGCCACATCCCGAACGCAGATCCACCCAGTATACTGGGGGCCTGCCAGACGCTCCCATACTCCAATGGGGACGTCCTCGGGACGTGATGCCACAAAGACAGGGTCAGCACAAGGAGCAACTCTTCCATAGAGTTCGCTCCCAGACTTGGAATGCCCCCCAGCTGACCGGGGTGCCTCTAACGAGGCACCACCGGACACTGCCAGGGACGTCCAAGTGCGGTCTTTAGCCGCTCTGGCCCCCTTCTGGTGCGCCCACCGGGCGGCCCACATCCTAAGGCGCTCCTCTAGACGCTTGTCTAGGGGAACGTCCGAGGTGAGGGTCGCCTGGTGTTCCTTAAGGGCCTTCTCGACAACCGTCTGGTCACCAGGCGGCAGGGCACGACCCAGGTATGATACCTGGAGAATACCTTCTGCCGTCCGGAGCCGACGGACACTGGTCGAGAGGCCCCCTAGGAACCCACCCGGAAGCATGTCTCGCTTCAGCGGCCCCGCAAGGGCACTGGAGCGGCAAGAGGTGGCCAGGTCCTTAAGGACCTTAGCCACCGCCGCCGCACCAGAGTTGACTCCCATGCGGAACAACTTTGAAGCGAAG